GACTCCACTTAATTATAATCACTTGTTATTTGAACTTTTTCTCTATAGATCTATAAACTTCTAAACCTTCATCTGTTTTAAACCAAGCAGCTAATGCTGAATATGGATTTTCATCAAACGGTACGTTCATTAATTTACGGCCATTACTAGCCCAAGTAAATGCTCTATTATCTTGAGATAAAGCTATAATGTTTTCTTCAGTTGCTCTAATACCAAAATTTCTAAGTATAACATTATCGTCATTAGCCAACTCAATAAACATGTTTGGATTTCTTTTTGCAAACAATAGTAAATCTCTTCTTAGTTCTTTTGAAGATAATTTATTAACATCTGAACCAACTTCAACTCTTATAATAGCTTCAGCTTGTTCTATATCCATATCGTAAGCCATATTAAGAGCTACTATTTCTTCCTCTAAATCTTCAAACTCATGAGCAGCTTGTACCACTGGGTCAAATTGTCTGTAAATAAGATTGTTATGAGGGTGTTTTTCTAAAAATTCTTGTAAACTTCTTTTTTCTTTAGGAACTCGTAAGTGTCCTGTTTCAAAAACTATATGCTTTAAAGTAACTTCTCCTTTTTGTTCATCTACAAATATTTTTGATTGATTAGTAGCATATCTCATTTCTCTTTCATAACCTAAGTCTGGATCAAACCATACTAAAGGATATCTTTTAGAGTGTCTACTAGGTAGAGTATATGTTAAAGGCGTTTTGTTACCTATTAGATAATAGTTTTTATCTTTGTATTCCCAAGCGTCAACTGGGGGTTTTACTATAGGCGCAGCTTTTTTAACTGCAACCTTTTTTTCTTTTGTTTCCATAATATAATATAATATAAATTTAAAAAAGACCCCGCCGAAGCGGGATCATTATTTTTAATCAATGTAAGTAACACTAAGTCCAGAGTTACCACTGCCTTCAACAGCAGAGTTCCAAACTATAGTAGGTACTAGGTGTCCTTGAGAAGACTTGACTAATGCGCCATCAACGTCATTAGCTAAATCACCTTCATCAGAAATTGATACTCCACCAGTAACTTGAATAGTATAGCTAGTAACAGAAGCGTTAGCCACCCCACTAGTTCCACTGTTCCAGTTTCTTGTAATTAAATCAACTTCGTTGTCGTCATTTGGCATTGCAAATAAAACGTCTTCGACTGGTATTGTTTGATCTCCTGTATCTCCAGCTAAATCACCATCAACTAAAGTGTAAAAAGTAGTTGCTGTAGTTTTTGTTGCAGTTCCAGTTGTAATAGCTGAAATTGAAACAACATCTCCTATAACGTAACTATCTCCAGGTGCTACAACCGTAATTGTAGCTGTAGCTATAGTAGCGTCACCACCTTTAGTTATTGTAGCTGTGCCTCCTGATCCTTTGCCAGAGATTCTATTAAAATCCTGAGCAACTGAAGCTCCAGTTCCAGTAACGGTCCCACCACCAGTGGCAGTTCCAGTAAGAGCTGCAACAGCTAGAGGTTGATTTTTATCTATTGGTACTAATATATAACCCATAATAATTGTTTTATACCGCGTCCCCATAAAGAGCTGAGAAAGGCGTTAGCTTTTCTAGTCTAAAATTCGCAGGTGCAGCTGCGCTAGGGATATCGTTAGTTAGTTTAAATATAGGACAACTACCTGGTCGTTGTTGAACTGTTTTGATTGTATCCATTAATCTAGTCGCATCTGATACTAGAGCGGAAGCTCCAACGTAATCTAGTAAAACACTTAGTGATTTACCAGCTCCCATTGTATCTTCATAATGAACTGTTAAATTTCCCGAAGCGGAAGTTACAGCGTAAGCTCCATCAACGTTTAACGACAAAGTCGTATTTGCGTTATCAGGGCTAACAGCTGTTGTAGTACCGTTATAAGGAAATTGAATTCTACTTGCCATAATTTTTATTATTTAAAGATTGATAAAGTGAGGATTTCTCCTCACATTATATATAAATTTAAGCTCCTTTAAACAATACAAAATTGTTAGCAGCTTGAGTAACTAAACATCTTTCAGATAAGAAGTTAACTCTCATGATATCAAGATCGGTAGTAAAAGCACCACCAACTGAACCAGTAATCCAAGCTTTAAATCTTCGATCTTCAGTTTCAGAAGCTCTATATCTCACGTGTAAGAAAGGACGTCTAATATTTGATCCTAACATTTGATCGTATACTGTAGATGTACCAGCTGGTATCATAACACCATCAATGGCGCTAGACATTCCTCTAGTAGTAGCATCGTTTAAGTATTTCCAATCAGTTTTATAAAAGTCATAAGAACCTCTTCTAAAACCTGAAAATCCAAAGTTTAATGCCATCTCAGATTCATTATCAAATAAACCGTAAGATGCAGACTGAGTAGAAGCAAAACCACCATTAGTAGCAGCTAACATATCGTCAAAATCAAGAGCCGTAGATCTTGATAAGAATAACATGTTTTCTTCAATAGCACCTTGCTTATCTAATTGCTGTAAGATCTCATCAAAATCACCTAACGCACCTGAACCAGGAGCAGCAGCTCCAGCAAAACCAGAGTATACATTACCTCTTGATTCTAAAGCAGCGAATAAACCTTGAGTACCTTTAATTCTTTGATTTGCACCAGCAGTTCCATTAACTGTAGTAAAAGAGAAGTTAGCAACATTAGCATTTAACTCACCTTCAACCATAGCCATTTCCATGTAATCTTCAAATCTTAGTCTAGTTTCAGACTCAGCTTTTAGATACCATAAGTATCCAGAAGTTCCGTCTTCAGTAGCGACTTCGATCCATCCAATTTGTGCAGTATCAGAACCACTTAATTCATAATTATCTTTAAGGATAATTGGAGAATTATTAAAAGTAGTAACGTTTGGCTCAATTGCTCCAGACATTCCATCAACACCTTTTGGAAATTCAGAACCATATACAAATAAGCTACAAGCTCCACCTGTGATAGCAGCCGCTAAAGCAGCTCCTTCATAAGCGTGACACTCAATACCATATCCATTAGTTCCTACGTCATTAATATTCTCAACTAATGCTTTAAGAGTAACTAAACCAGTAGCATTGTCAGATATTAATATAGTGTTACCAGGTCTAATACCAGAAGTAGCAGCAGCTCCAGCTGGTGGAGTAATTACAACTCTAAATAAAGGCCAAGCTTTACCAGCTACTGATACAGCAGCGTTATCGTAAGCAACGTGTAATCTATTTTGTTCAGTCCAAATTACTTGGTCTGATGTCATAGGCATTTCAGCGCCTACCATTCTCAAGAAACCAGACAAAGTCCTGTTTCCGTATCTTTCTACCTCTTGCTCATAAAGCTCTGGTAGATATTGTTGTGCCCACTGGCCACCTGCTACCGTGTTAAAGTCGATGTAATTGTCTTGGACAGTTACTTGACTAGGCATAGGGTTAATACTAGCCGGGAAGGCTTGATTGTTTGTAAAACTCATGTTTTATTTTTAAGTTATGTTTTTTTCTTTATTTTTAGTCTAGACGCATCAACGCCAGTAACTGCTTTTACTTTCCAGCCATTAGACAAGGACGAACCTTCACTAATTGGTCTGGGATCTGAATTAATGTTTTTAGACTTCGCCATAACATCTTTAATTGCGTCGGCTTTACCTTGCTCATAAAAATGCTCCGCTAATCTATCCGCATTTCTTGCAGCGTAAATAGCTTTATGATAACCATCCATATCGGATATTTTTCCATCATTATCTGAATATTTAGTAATGATTTTAGAAACATCCGTTTGTGCGTTTATCATCTCTTGTGGATTTGAAACAGAATATCTAAACTCTTTTTCTCCAATGTTAAATTCAAAACCTTTGAACTCATCTTGAAAAAAGTTTTTAGTATTATTTACAAACTCACTTCTTGCTTCTGTTATTTGTTGTTGTTCTTCACTATATCGTTGGAAAAAGTCCATAGCTTTTTTCTGCTCATTAGTAACAGATGGCCTCAACTTGATTTCATCATAGTATTTACCTTTCATTTGCTCCAAAAAGTTCTTGGCTTTCGCAACTTCTTCTTTGTACGCTAGTTTTTGCTTACGTACAAATCTTTCTTCGTCCGCCTCTTCATCATAAGTAAAATTATCTTCCATTAAGAAATTAATTTCCTCATCTTCCAAGTGCGGTCTAGTTTTTTTATAATATTCTTTAACAAGTAATTTATCATCGTACTTGCTATAATCTTTATTTAGTGTAACATAGTCTTCTACATTACCACCAGTATCTTTCATGAAATTAACTAACTTTTGAACACTGTCAGGTAATTGTCTTTTTTCAACAATAGGCTCTGGTTTTTTATCTTTTTCAACTACAGGTTTTTCTTTAATTATTGTAACCTCTTTCTCTTCTTTCTTATCTTCAACTTTTGGCTTTGTAATCTCTTCAAGTTTTGCTTCTGGTTGTTTTTCTTCAACTACTTTTGTTACGCTTTTCTCTTGATCTGTATTTACTTTAGGTTTTAAATCTATAGTTGTTGTTGATTTATTTTCTTGGCTAGATAGTTTTTTTAATCTACCCGGCTTCTTTTTTATTTTAATAGACTCTTTAGTCTCTTTCTCTGCTTGCGCCATAATATAATATAATATAAGTTATTAAATGTTTAAACCTTGATTATTGTCAAAATTTATTGGTAATAGGTTGTTTTGCTTTTGATCAGCTATTGCACTTTGTTGAGTACCTACTATTTTAGTTCTTGTATCTTTTCTGTCTTCTATTTGTTTTTCTTTGTCAGTCTCTTTATTAACCTTTTGTTGGCCTAATTGCATGTTGTAATTAAACTCTAATTCCATAAGTTCTCTTTTAATTTGAGAATCTACTCTCATTCTTTCTATTTCAAAAGCAGATTTACCTTTTTCAAATTTAAGTTTAGTATCTAAAGCAGCTTGTTGTTTCTGCACCTCAGCCATAGCTGATGCTTCACTAGCTTGAGCATTAGCTTGACCTTGAGCTTCTATGTTAGCTAGGTTAGCAGCTTGGGCAGCTTCAGTAGCTCTTTTACGTTTTAGCTTAATCATTTGATTAGCTAATTTTAAATTATTAATTTGTCTGATATCTATAGCGTCTTCTAAGTTAATACTACCACTTTGTAAAGAAGCTTGTATATTAGCTTCTAATTGTTCTTTTTCTCTTTCATCTGGAATTAAATCAAAGTAAATTCCAAAATCATATAAGTGTATTTGTTTTAAATCTTTTAATTGACCAACATTCCAAGTAGATATGCTATTTTTTAAAGCTTCTTCAG